TTACTACCTGTTCGTTCAGCATAAATATCAAATTTTAATGTATTTACTCCTGATAAATTTAATGGACTAACCAATGTTCTTGTCAAGGTCTTTCCTGAACTATTCGTTATCGCCGCCACCGCCTTCAACGCATAACTACCTTGAGTTTTGATTGTGGATTCGGAATAATCAAGTAAAGTATAAGTATAGATTTTGAAATACAAATCAGCAGGAGTATAGGCTGTCCAACTTGAACCGCCATTTGTTGAATATGCGGAATTTCCAGAAACGTATCCACCGGAATCATTCCTACCGAAGTTCCAATAGTTACCGTTAGTCTGATTATCGCACTGCTGGACTAACCAATAAGTAGTAGACCCCGAAAGTATAAATCCTCCCGTAAATGTTGCTTTTACAACTGTATTTGCTGAAGAAGTTGGAGTAACTACCACCGATGCATTGGTATTGGCTAATGTTCCTGATGGAACTCCACCATTATCTGTTTCTATCCTAAAAGTCCAGTTACCGGTAGGTGAACCAGAAGGTGCATCTCCGGTCTTAAATTCAATAGCTGATACAATCAAACCTGCGGATAGTTGAAAACTTTGAGCATATCTTACCTCGCCACCATTATTACCTAAATTTGTTCCTGAGGTATTGTCAACAGTGGTTTGTTGCTGGTCAACGGTTTCAGATGCCGAAGTCACATACGCCGCCTGTGCATTGGCGTCGGAGGAGTATTCCATATAATCAAGTTCAGTATTGGTAAGTTGAGTAGTAAATAGTCCACTCGCTCCACCAAATTTATACTGGTCAGTATCAATTTGTGTAGAACCTACAACAGTTATAGTTTTAGGTGTAGTTTCACTATCAGTAAAAGTTGTAGAACCATCAACTCCATTCATATGTAAAAGTAATTTAGTATTTCCATCTAAACCACCTATAGGATTTAATACTCCAAATTCAAACATACCATATCCTGCGGTAGATTCTAACGCTATTGTATTCATAGTTGACGAACCTAACCTTTTACTGATTGAGGCGTCATTATTAAACTGAATATTAATACAAGAGGGGGATTGCCCTTCTTCAAGATTAAAAAAGTTCTTATAGGTAGTTAAACCTTTATTAAACTTTTGTCTAATAATCTCGCTACTTTTTCTTGTTCGCTTAATCATTTTTACCTACGATAGTTAAAATCTTCAGCTATCAATTCAACATCATCTTTAGCGTGTCTTGATTGTTCTAATACTTTATTATCATTAATTATCTTTAGATATTCAGCATTAGCATACATTAACATTGGGTCTTTTTCATCAGAAAGTATCTTACGTATTGCACCATAAATAATTCCATTATGGAATTTATAAGGAATTTTTGGCTCTGCTGATATAGTAAAAGTTCCAGTATAACTACTATCCCTTCTAAATGTATTAGTAAGTGTAAGGTCGCTATTAGAACTTATTGCACTAATCTTATACCAAATACTCTCACCTTTAGTACCAAACCTATCTGCTCTTAAATAATCTCCAGTATTCATTTCAAGGAATAAAGTACCAGTACCAGTAACAGCAGTTTGGTTAGAATTAATAACAATAGTACCCATAGTTGTTTCTAACATAGGTGCTAATGTTTTTATATATTCATCTCTTAAAATATAGGCAACTGAAGGAGGGGGTATAATCTCAATTTGCATATTACCAGCAGTATCATATTCAGTAAACCTACAACCTTCAGGAATTGAAGTAGGCGAAGTATTAACTTGTTCATAATAATCATCATCTACTAATTCAGGTAAAGGTGAAGGTTGTCCAGCTGAATAAAATAATAAACCCCCGTTAACGGGAAACCTATCAAAGTCGGAGGGCAAAGAATATATGTTCTTATAAATAGTGTATCCCCCACTTATTATATTGGTTGAACCCGATAACGGAGGCAAAATTGAACCTGAATTTGCGGCTACATAAGTAAAATCATAGATATCAGAGTTATTATAAAATTTTATCTTCCTACCTGTCATATCAGTAGTAATAACAGCACCACTACCAAAATAGATAGCAGTATCTTGAGTGTTAATAGCAACTGTACCACTTTTATATTCAGCTATACAACTTATTGCTGAATTTGCTTTAAGCCAATACCAATCATATTCTTTAGGAATATCTAAGGTATATACTTCATTTACAATACCTTTAATTCTACTCTTTTGATCAGTATTACTTCGTGATAAATCAGATACCTTTTCAAGTAACTCTGAAAATGGTATAACTTTAAGGTTGCTCATTATTTTCTCCTAAAAGTTTATCTTAAAACCTACAACTCTTGTTATTTCTTGGATATTATAGAAATAATTTATTACTAATAACATTAATAACCAAAATTTACTTTTAACCATAATAGTTTACCTCTTATTCCTAACCATTTAAAATCTTCGGAATTATAGTTATAAGTATTTGCTACTCCACCTTCACCTACTTGATATGTAGGTGGACATACTTTATCTTTATAGCCATCATTAAAACCCTTACGATAAAGTAAATATGGACCACCCACTAAAATAAGTGTAATTAAAATATATACTCCCCAATGTTTTAAAAACTTCCAAAGATAGGGAATAAAGTTAATTAACCAAATAGGCATTATTTTTTCTGAGTTTTAAGATAAATAAAAGCTCCCATTCCACCAATTAAAAATCCTAACAAAAATGCTATTATTACATTCATTTTATTCCTCCTTTGTTTGTGCTTCTTTCATACGTTTAGCAAAACTATCAGCGTGTTCTTGTTGACATAATTCACAAGGTTTATTTTCTTCAACTTGCCCTGTAGTTAATATTCTTCTTCTGCATTTACAAAACTTAATATACAATTTATCTCCATTTTCTATTATAAGTTTCTATAGAGGTTAATCTTTCAGCAAGAATAACTTCAAACTTTCTATGATGTTCTAAATGATTAGAAAATTGTAAATTAACCTTTTCAAACTGTAAATCAACTTTTTCAAATCTTTGGGAAGTATCAACTTTAATATCTTTAATATCAGATTTTATACTACTTAATATAAACAACATTATAGTTACTAAGACTGGAGTAACAAATCTAAAAACTGAACCCCAACCATTAATTTTATCTTTTGTTCTTTGACTAAACATAACTATTCCTGTTGTAAGTAATATGCACTAATAGTTGAAGTAGATAATGCTTGAAATACAAATCTTTTGTAAGGTGCTATTACTGGACAAGAAGCAACCTGATTAAGTGCAATATACATTCCAGTAGTAACTAAAGCACTACCTACTGTTCCCATTGAAACTCTACCTCCTAAATCATAAGGAGTATAAAAATCAGTTCCATTAATAGAAACTTCTTGTGTAACGCTAATTGTACCAGCTATAACTAAAACTAAAGCTGAATCAATCCCTCTTTCAGTATTCACTTTCTGTGTATAAATACTTACTCCACTACCTACAGCAAGTGAATTTATGGCACTACCCCCTGTGTCATTTAATACTTGTGTATATATCATTATATATCATCCTCCCCCCATATTTCTGTTTGTGCTGTAGGATAATCCTTTCTACCACTACGTTGTTCACCTATATTACTATCACCTTCACCACCAATATACTTTTTAGATGGAGTGGGTTCATCCTTTTCAGTAGGGTGAACCCATTTCCCATCATCTTTAACTAACTCACGTTTAAAGTAAGTAAATCCCGACCTATCAGAATCTTTCTTTAAAAACTTCCTTTTATCTAAAGGTATTCTTCTTTCCATTAACCTGGATTAGCTCCTGTATATGCTTCTCTAATAGGTAACCATTTACCGCCTTTAAGGTGCAATAAAGTTACTGCTGCTGAAGTTTCAAGTATAAATCCCACACCACCAGTAGCTTGGTTTAAAACTACTGCATTATGAGATAAAGTTACAGCAGAAAGAGTATTTACTACTGTTAATATCTGTCCTACATAACCACCAGATAAACCTGATATAGTAGTAGCACCAGAGTTATTAATAACTAATACTCTTGTATTAGCAACACCACCTACAATAGAAGCGTTATTAGCAGATAACTCAATAGCATATTTTACTTCAGAAGAGGCACTATGTCCTCTTGATAATTCATACCAAGCAGATGAGTGATTAATAAACGATATACTATCATTTTTAACAAGGCTTGAAGAATCAGAAACTAACATAGTAGAGCTTCTTGTAAAACTTAAATCAGAACCTACGTTAATTATATAAAGTATCTGACCTTCACTACCATTATCAAAATCAGTAATAGATACGTTGCTTGAGTTATTTGCGTAAAGCAAACTATACATAGAAACATCTGGTGTAGTATCTGCTTCTGCAATTAAACCATCTGTTCTTGCCTTAAAATTGTTTAACTTACCTAATGCTAAACTATAGAACCTTGAAGGGTTCGGCATACTTCTTGCCATTTTATTCCTTTCTAATGCGTGGGGATAAGGGTTTTTAAGCCCTTATCCTTTTCGCACATTAGTTGAAACTTGTTAATAATTACTACGCACCTGCACTGTGATAAAGATTATCTGGTTTAGCACATTCAACACTGAACCTAAATGTACCTTTAAATCTTGAATCACCAGTTTCAAAATCACCATCCTGAGCAAATGTAATCTTACGTCTATTATACGCAATAATTCCACTCATCTCATTAGCAGGTTCTGCCATTAAAGTAAATCCATCTGTATCAGTATAATAAGGAGAAACTATTAACTGTAGATTTCTTTCTTTAATAACATTAATTGCATTGTTTGCGGTTTCAGGGTCATAAGCAGAACTTAAGAGTTCTTTAGCTTTCCAAGCATTAGCTGGGTTAACTATAATACTCTTTGCTTTTAAAACCTGAAAACGTCCAGATTCATCTTTCAACTGCTCAAAATTATCAATAGCAGTTTGTAAAGATGTAGCTGATAAATCAGCTGCAGGGCTTAACAAATTGCTCCAAGTAGAACCATCTATATAAGTATGGCTACCAGTAAACAATGCTAAACCATCTGCTCCTGTATGATTAGTTGTTGCTGTTCCGTTGTTTAACATATCCCACACTAACAACGCAAGTGTTTCATCAGCTGAATATCCTAATTCTTTAGTTAAAGATTTCATTTCGGTAGGAATATCGGGATATAAACTATCCTCAATAAGCTCTTCAGTAATCTTTACACCAAGGGCATAGGTTTTATGAACCCAGCGTTTTGTTGGACCTTGGGCTAAGTCATCATAATTGATAGCTTCGCCTTCAGGTTTATGCGGGAATATTCCCAATCCTGCTGCATATGCCGCCTCTTCGTAGGCTCGCTTTGAAGTCTTTACAGAACAGATTTTCTTCCAATCTGAACTTGTTGAAGCCTTCTTATATCCGTCAATCATAAAAGCGAACAAACCAGGGACGACAGATTTGTTAAAAGTTGCTCTATTCATTTAGTCCTCCCTTTATATTAACGTAGATTCACCAAGTGTTTTAGCACCAGGATGTAATCTATGTCTATTTATGGAAACTATCCATTTGCAATAATTACCATATGCGTTATCAAGTTTGTCTAACTTTTTAATTAAACGAAGCGTCATATCAGTTGTTGTTGCGATTGTTGACCTATCCAATACCACGTTTGCAATACCAGAAACTGTGCTACCAGTAGTTGCGGTATAAGTAAATAAAGCACCAGCACCAACTGCTTGAGCATCTAATGCTGACCCACCAGTATCTTCTTCAATTACGAATAACTGTTGTGGGTCATCAGCAACTAATATCTCAACTAAACCAGCGGAATTAGTAGAAGCTGGATTAGCAGGAATATAACCAGAATAAGAATTGTCAATCGGACCAAAAGTGTCGTCAGCCATTCCTATAACTGAACCCAATATATAACTTGAGTTAGAAGCTGCTGAAACTACTACTCTACCATTTGCATCTAAATCAACAGGCTGATACATATAGAAAGCTACGCCTGTTGCGGCTTCGTAATAGTTACATCTGATATTACCATATGGTTGGTTTATAGGTCGCAAACCTTTTTTACCAGTTACATTTGCCATCCTATTACCTCCTTTAAGTTACTATTAAAAATCACGTCCTTCTTGTAAACCTTGTCCTACCCCAGAATCATCTTCTTTCTCGGTTGTATCTTCTGGCTTGTAAAAACCTGATTGACCTTTTGGTAAAGGATTAGTGCCTTTATTAAGCTGATTCTTTAAGTAGGCAGATGACTTAATTCCAGGTGCTTTCCTTATTGATTCAGCTATTTCTTTTTTTATACAGGCTAATATCGCATCTCCTCTTTCAACCGCACCGCTAGTAGAAAAAAGATATTTTGCTTTTTTAGCAATTTCAGGAAAGATAGTTTTATTAACTACTATCCAACCTTTAATTATTGCATCATCAAGTGAACGCTTCTTTTTGTTTAACCAGCGAAAAGCAAGTCTATCTTCATAAACTTTAAACTCTTTAGGCAATGTTAAACGATGTTCACCAGGAGCATATCTTTTCTCTTTAACCATTAACACTTCATCAAGTGTTTTTGGTTGCGACTTCATCCTATCAGCAATATATCTATCTTCTTCTGCCAATACTTGAAGTATAGGAGTTGCATCTTCTTTTTCCTGCATAACTTCCTTAGCTACTTCCTTTTCCTTTTCTTGTTTAGTATCTAATGGGTTCATATTGTAATCCCTCCTCTATCTCCTGATTTACTCAGGGTTCTGGCATAGTCTTCATAAGACATACCGTTCTGGTCGCAAAAATCTCTTTGCTCACGTGTTAATACAATTTTGTTAGTAGAAACTGTACGACGTGAAGCAGGTAAAGAAGAACTTGAGGCACGTGCTATCCTATTAACCTCATTTGTTACTTTTTCAGTTACTTTACCCTCAACGTCATAACCCCTTTTCCTAAGCTCATTTTCCATTTCATACATTACAAGTAAAGGTCCATCAGGAGAAGTTCTCCATCTGGGATTATTACTCAATATAGATTGGAATATTACTGACTTTTCAGAATCATTCTCGTTTAGTTCGGGATGTTTAGCAACAACAGTTTGAGAATTAGTTTCCATTGTGTTTTTAACTTTGATTAATTCCTGTTGTTCTCTTATACTTTCCCTTTCCTTATTAATAATATCACGAGCTTGACGTTCTGCAAGTTTGTTAACCGCTGCTTTCCAATCTGTTTGTGCTAACTTATCAATTTCATCAAGTTCAGCATTAACCTCTTGTTTAGTATAAGAAGGTTCATTTACTACCTTTGTTCTAAGTTCTTCAATTTCCCTATTCATTTTGTTAATAATTCTATCTTGGGCAAATACTTTATTACGCCAAGATTGATCATCAACATTTTGTTTAGGCTTAACCACCTCTTCTTTTACTACAACTTTAGGCTCTTCCTGAACCTCTTCCTTTGGAGTATTTTGTGTTTCTATAGAAACTTCAACTCCACCATCTTTAGTTTCTACAATCTCAGAAGTTTTTTCTTCTTCTTTAACTATCGCCTCTTCTGGTTTAGGCATACTTTCCTTTCTCTCGTTTTAATAACGAGGTTTCTCCTCATCTTGAGGGTTTTCTTGTTTTAAATAATCTGTCAATAGATTATCTCCTATATATGTTGCACCATCAATTTTACCCTGGACGTATATTGGTTTGTCTTTATCCTCAGGATTACATTGACGGAGATAAACCGCTTGTTCCTTCTGCCTGTCTTGCAGCCACTGAACCAGCAGGTTCTGATATATTACCCAACCCTGGCTGTTGAGTAGATCCTTGATTAATTCCACCTTGTCCTGGTTGACCATTTTGACCTCCAAATTTAGCCATAACTGACATCATTTGTTGCATCATCATCATATGCTGCTGAATATGCTGTTGAATAAACTGAACTAACTGCTGTGCTATATTAGGGTTATTCTGTAAAGCTAATTGTAATGTAGGTGATTGTAATAACTGTTGGTGTGTAGTAATATGCTGTAAATGGTTCTCGGTCATTTTAACAGTTACCTTACTAAAATCACCTTGCATAATTAAAGTATTTTCATCTTCAGGCATTAATAAAGTTAATTGTTCAGGTTTCGGTCCGATATATTCTACTGGATTTTCTTTATGAGCTTCAATTAAAGAAGCAGTAATAGAATAAAGGTTTATTGAGTTACTTTGTACTAAAGGATTTTGCATAAGTAAAGCGTAAAGATTGCTTATTAATTGGCGTTGGGTATTATCAGAACCCATAGAAGCATCTTCTAAAAGGTAAGCGTCGTATTCTCCACTTATTCCTTCTTCAGTAAGTTCATTAGAATTAAATATAGGTTCATCATCTTCACCAAGCACCCTATTTTCTAAACCAAGAGGAATGTTCTTTTGTAGTTGGTCTAATATTAAGGTAAGTATTCTACCTGCACCTTCCCTAAGTTTTTCAGCTGGTATGGCAAACCTTTGTTCGGCAGCACCTACTATAGCTTGAGTACGAGTTGCAGTACCAGAACCACCAACTATTTCTGATTCCCTACCTAATACATAGCTTGAAGCTGCAGTTAAACGTTCAATAAATTCCATAACAGTTCTTATAGCAACTATCAATCTCTCAGTAGGTAGTTGAAAATCGGGGTAATAAATATTACGCTGTGGATTAGATACAGGTATAAGTTTATTAGGTGCAATAGTAATATTCTGTGGTACTAAATTACCACTTGGGTCATAAAAACCTGGTCTTAATATTGATAATGTATTAGCATCAGTTAATTGGTTGAATATTGCATCAATTTCTTCCGCTAAAGGTTGTACCATTTCAAGATAACCATAACCTTCAAGAGCAGTAGGATTTTCTATTAAGTCATTAATCTTAGTAAAATCTATTGGGCGTTTGCCTCTTTTACTTATATCTTTAATGGCTACACCACCTAAATAAACTTTCCTTAGTGGGTCTATAAGCAGTCTTACATCTTCAGGAAAACCATCCCTATCTATATCTATTTTCTTATATACTTTTAATACATCTATGGGTGTAGAACGGAGTTTAACCTCTTTTATAGTTTCAATATTTTCAGCAGTTGAATAAGCATAGTTTTCATTTATTTGGTTATCAATAAGTTTCTTTAAGTAGTTACTATTTTCATAAAGTTGGGTAGATACATTAATAGCTTTACCTTCTTGCTCCATTTGCTCAAGTTCAGAATATAACCAATTACATTTAATAACTATTGGGTCATCATCTAAATTATTACCAAAGAATATATTTTCCCTTGGGATAATTTCTGCTTTGGTACTTTCTTCTATCTTTAATTTCTTTTCTTTACTAAATGAAGGAGTGCCATCTTTTTCCCTAAGTTGTATTCCAAATTCATCAAGTATAGGAGTTTCTAATACTTCTCCGGTATCAGTATATTTAATATCCCAACTTACTTCTGTAGCAACATCACCATAACTTACTGAAACTTTACACCATTGGTCAAAAAAACCTTTCATACGAGTTCTAACCCGTATCCACCAAGTCATTAATTTATTTATTCTTTCTACCTTATCTTTGTCTGTTTTTTCAGTAGGTTTCCATTTAACTAAATCTTCATTCCATACAATAGGAAACATTCTTGAATGTAGTAAATCAATAATAGACATTGCAATCTTTAATGAACGATTACTACAGAAACGCCAAGGGATAGTTTTTGGTTCTCTATTACCATAATATAAATCTTTTAATGATTTTTGTTTAGTATCAAAAGTAAAACCCACACCTTTTGAATCTTGCCCATAATCTTTTTTATTCCTTGTTTCTTCTAAAGATTTAAAATCATCAATAGCAGTTTCTACAAGCAACTTTTCCATTGCTTCATCTACTTCAATTTGTATAGAATTAATATCTTTTGGCACTATTCTTCTCCATATGTTTCAGCTATAAAATTAAAAAATATTCCTGCTGATGCAGTATTTGTAATTGATAACAAATAATTAGTATTATTTTTTAAAATCCATTCAGAATTATTCCTTATATTATTAGTATTAGATGGAACAACATTTGAACCCACCCCACCACCAGTATTTCCTACTATCATTGCATTAATTAACATTGTTCCATTGGTAGTTATAGCAACGGTAGAATAACATTTAATTACTGCAACATTACTTGAAGTTCTATTCTTATTACTAATATCTATTAATCCAGCAGTTGTAGAAGCAAAACAATTTTCATACATATTAATAATAGCTGGACCATTAGTATAAACTTCCCCAAAAAAATGTTGATTTTTTGTTTTAGTATCTAAAAGTAATCTCATTATTTGATTAGCAGTTAATGTTCCATAAGCGGTTATAGAATATAAATCACCATTATGAACTTCTGCGTGTACTCTATCTATAGTTTTTACATCTAATACATTCTTAAATCCAATACCCATTATTTACCTCTTAACCTCTTTGGTTTAGTAAAATAACCTAAATCATCCATACTCTTATGTTCTTTAGATACACTTGGAAAACCTTGTTTGTCTTTCATTGGCATTTTCTTTTCACGCATCAT